CGGCACAGCGTCTTCATCGCCACCACAAACGAGAACGAGTACCTGCAGGACGCCACGGGGGCCCGCCGCTTCTGGCCCGTGGACTGCGCGGCAATCAACCTCACCGCCCTCAAGCGCGACGTGGCCCAACTGTGGGGGGAGGGCGTGAGCCGCTACGAGGCTAAAGAGCCTTGGTATTTGGATGACTACCAGGCGCGGCGCGCAGGACTAGAGCAGGCCTCACGAGCTCGTGTATCAACGCTCGATATCGATGTTCTGCAGTACGCAGATGCGCTCGTTGCCGGCGGCGTAAAGCGTATCGAAATGCGACACCTGCTCGCGGAGGTTTTTGACATCGGGACTCGCAAGGATCCAGGAAAATCAGGTGGCATCGCAGGGCCTGCGGCCAGGGCACTTGTGCGTGACGGGTGGCGCCGCGAGAAGCCTACCGGGCGCGGCAAGAGTCGAGTGCAGGCCTACGTGTACATCGGGGAACCACCCTGTGAGCCTGATCAAGGTACCTCACAAGGATCACAAGGATCACAAGGTGTTTCCGGCGAGCATGAGGCCGCGATAAGTGAGCCAGACTCACAAGGTCACAAGGTCACAAGGTCAAAAACGTCAATTCCTGACGAGGACATTCCGTTCTAACTCATAAGGTTCATAGGGTTCATAAGGCAATGCCTATAGCACACGTTGGTAAAACTGTACTCCCGTATAGGTGTACATGGGAATTGGCTTATGAACCTTATGAGCTTATGAGCAAGGAGGCTCCGTGACAGCACCAGCTTTTAAGCTCTTCCGCTCCACCTCGAGCGCTAACCGCTGCGCCTACACCGGCCACGTCATCACCCCTGACGGCCGCCACTGGCTCATCGACGCCGACGTGACTGAAAGCGACGACGGCAAGCTGGACGCGCAGGGCAAAGCCACGGGGGGCAAGGTGAAGCACTTCGTAGGTACCGTTCGCGCGGCCGACATGCGCGCGCTGGTGCGAGGCGCCAAGGCCACCGGCAAGCTGCCAGACGATCTCGTAGCCGCAATGGACACGGCTGCAGAGGCGGCGCCCTTCGACGACCCGCTGCCGCAGAACATGGGCCAATGAGCCTACGCATCCGCAGCGTGCTGGATTTGCCGCAGTCGGTTCGCGACTCAGTGCGCACGCGGCTTGCTGTGGTCAAGCCGACGGCACCCGCTGCGCGGGATTTGCGCCTGGCTGAGTTACGCGAAGAGCGCGAGCGGCACGTGTGTGCGCTGCTGTTCCAACTCTCGACCGTGAAGCTCTCGTACCTGTTCGTGCGCGAGTACCGTTTTGACCCAGAGCGTGGCTGGCGTTTGGATCTGTTCGCACCCACGCACCGGCTCGCCATCGAGTGTCACGGGGCGACCAGTGAGTTCAACCGCGGGCGCCATCTGCGCGGCGGGCCGCAGGGCGGATTTGCGCGCGATCGGGAAAAAATGAATGCCGCAGTTGAGGCAGGGATCCGGGTGCTGGAGTACTGTGCGCCGGCGATAGCCGACGGTTCAGCGCTGGCGCAAATCCAACGAATTATGACAGCGAGGTGATGGATGACGACGCACAAACAGACCAAGCATGCCAAACCGACGCCGATTCGCCGAGCCGCACGTTATGACCCAACCTCCGCGCGCCTGAAAGCGCTGGAATCCGTAGTGACAAGCCTCGACACAGCACTTCGCCACGCCATTGAGCGCAAGCCCAACGTCGTTCTCACGCGGCTGGTATACGAGCTGAAGATGACGCGCGTGGAATTGGCCGCAGTGCAGGAACAGTTGGCGGCCAACAACGTGATTCTGAATCGCTATGTTAGCGCGCCGGCGTTGCTTGCGGCTGCGGCTACGCAGTGAGGATGGCTGAAGCCGTGACAGAACAAACCTCAGCACCTGAGCCGACGCACGAGCACAAAGGCATGTGGACAGCCGAGATGATTACGACGCTGGTTGCGGAGTACGATAGCGCGCGCGAAGCCGGGACGCTGCACGAGCTCGCCAACAAGCTCGGCGTGGATCTCTACCAGCTCTACGGCAAGGCGCACCGGCTGCAGTTGGCGCGCGCGATTCGCAGGAGATAGGCATGCCGATGCGTTTACAGTCACTGTCTCGGCATCACGGCCGCTTCGCCACGGCGTTCAAACCCAAGGCAGGCCCTGCGGTTGACCCGATAGCCCACGCCTGGCGCATATCGCATCCGCGGGTTCCCGTGCCTTATGTGCTGCGCGCCGACAACGGCGGGATATTGGGACGACGGCCATGAATCTGAAGGGAATTATATACTTGACTCCCACAGCGAAATCAGCGGGTTATGAATAGCCCGTTCCCATATTTCGGAGGGAAGCGCACGGTCGCGGCGGCTGTGTGGGCGCGGCTCGGATCGCCTAAGCAATACATCGAGCCCTTCTGCGGATCGGCGGCGGTTCTGCTGGCTGCGCCGCGCCCGGCTGCGCTTGAAGTCGTGTGCGACGGGTCTGGCTTCATCGCCAATTTCTGGCGCGCGGTCAAGCATCAACCGGCGGCGGTTGCGGAATGGGCGGATTACCCGGTCTCGCACATTGACCTCGGCGCGCGTCACGGATGGCTCATGGCGCAGCGCGACCGCATCGGCGCGGAGATGCAAGACCCGGACTGGCCCGGTGATGCCAAGGTCGCCGGGTGGTGGCTGTGGGGGCAATGCTGCTGGATCGGCTCTGGGTGGTGCGATTGGTTCGGCCAAATCCCGCACGCGAGCGATGCCGGGATGGGCGTGCAGGCCATAGGCCAAATCCCGCACGCGAGCAGTGCCGGGAGGGGCGTGCAGGCCATAGGCCAAATCCCGCACGCGGGCAATGCCGGGATGGGCGTGCAGGCCATAGGCAAAATCCCGCACGCGAGCGATGCCGGGAGGGGCGCAGATGCCTTGCTGACCTCCTGCGGGCGCACAGCATGGGCGTGGCTGCATCGGATCGCTGACAGGCTTGAGCGGGTGCGCGTGACGCATGGTGACTGGTCGCGTTGCCTAAACAATCACTTCGGCGGCGATGACGCAGCGGTATTCCTGGACCCGCCCTATCGGTCATACGAGGCGCTTTACGGCAAAGCGGGCGCGGTTGCCGATGCCGTCGAGGCATGGGCACGCGCGAACGAGCACCTGCGGATCGCCTTGTGCGGACATCAGGGCGATTACGCGCTAGATGGATGGGACGCCGTGGAGTGGTCGCGCGGTCGTCTCACGTATTCAGGCGGCCAAACCACGGATAGAGAGTGCGTCTGGTATTCGCCAGCCTGTCTCCCGGCAACGCTCACGCAGGAAAGGCTGTTCGCATGAGCGCCGTGGGAGTTAAGTATATAAATCCCAATCTGAAGTACGGTCGGCTCCCCCGGACTCGCAATCCTCGCGTGCCTCACCTGTCTGCGCTCATTGCCGGCGTGACGCTGCCGCCGATCCCGACGGCCATAAATTACGGCACTGGCATGCCATCGAACCTTGGGGTCATGTTGAATAATTCGTTGGGCGACTGTACGTGTGCGGGTTGTGGACACGCAGACCAGGTGTGGACGTACAACGCGCTGCTGGCGATGCAGACCCCGCCTGACCCAGCGGTACTGGCGCTGTACGAAGGCGCGTGCGGGTATAACACTGCCGACCCTTCCACCGACCAGGGCGGCGTCGAGCAGGACGTGCTGACGTACTGGATGAAGACCGGGTTCAACGGACGGGAGTTGACCGCATTCGTGGAGGTGGACCCGAGCAAGCCCGAGGACGTGCGACGCACGATCGCTGACTGCGGTGTTGCCTACATCGGCTTCGACGTGCCTGCGTTCCTCGAGAACGGGCTTACCGCCGCGGGCTCCGTGTGGGACGTCAACCCGTCCGCTGACCAAACCATCGTCGGCGGCCACTGCGTGGTGCTGTGCGGATACGACGCCGCCGGCAACTACGTGGTGATCTCGTGGGGAAACTTCTACACCATGACGCCGGCGTTCTTTGCCGCGTTCGTGGATGAGGCGTACGGCCTCATCGACGGGGACTTCGTCGAAGCCAACGGCACCACGCCCGCTGGGCTGTCGATCGCGCAATGGCAGGTGCAGATGCAGGCGCTGCAGGAGCAGGGGACGTAATGGCTGAGCGCGGCCGCCCCACGGATTATCAGCCCGACTTCTGTCAGCGCGCAGCAAATCTGTGCGCGAAAGGTTCGACTGATTTTGAAGTCGCTGAAGAACTCGGCGTATGCGTGCGCACGCTCTATCGCTGGAAGGCGGAATACCCGGATTTTTGTCAGGCACTGAAGGTGGGCAAGGAAGCCGCTGATGATCGAGTCGAGACTTCGCTCTTTCACCGCGCTGTTGGATATTCGCATGCGGCGGTGAAAATCTTTCAGAGCGATGGCCAGCCGCTGTTGGTTCCGTACACTGAGCACGTGGCGCCTGATGTTGGCGCGGCTACATTGTGGCTCAGCAATCGCAAGCCAGAGGAATGGCGCGTCAAGCAGTCGCTGGAACACAGTGGCAAGAATGGTGGACCCATTCCCGTCGCTTTAGTCGGCGGCGATATGACTGATGTGGACGCGATGAAAGTTTACGCAAAGCTCATCGGCCAATGAACGCGCGCGCTGAAGAGTTGTTCGACTGGAAGGAGCCCAACTACCTGGCAATAGTCCAGGCTCGGGTCGAACGCATCAATCGCCTACGCGCTAATCCGGACATGTTGCCGGGGCTGCGTGTCTACTACCGCACTCACCCTGCGGATTTCATCAATGATTTTGGGTGCACCGTAGACCCGCGCAACGTCGCCATTGGGCGCCCGACGACGCTTCCCTTCGTGCTGATGCCCAAGCAACGAGAGCTGGTCGACTGGATCGTCGAGCGCTGGCGCCACAACGAATCGGCCCTCATCGAGAAGTCCCGCGATGTTGGGGCAAGCTGGCTCTTTATGGCGCTCGCCTGCACGCTTTGCCTGTTTCACGACGGCATGATGATTGGTGTCGGATCGGCGAAAGAGGACAAACTCGACCGCACCGGGGATCCAGACACGCTGTTCTACAAGGCGCGCGCTTTCATGTCGCTGCTGCCGGTGGAGTTTCGCAACGGCTGGGATGTGAATCGGGACTCGCTCTACCTGCGGTTGCTCTTTCCTGCTACCGGCTCGAGCATCACGGGTGAGGCGGGGGATCGCATTGGCCTGGGTGGTCGCAAGGCGATCTATGGCGTGGACGAGTCGGCGTTCACCGAACACCCGGATCTCATCGAACAATCACTGATCGCCACTACCGACTGTCGCATCGACTGGTCGAGCGTGAACGGCATGTCGAACTGGTTCGGGATGCGCCGGCATTCAGGTCGCGTGCCCGTCTTCACGTACCACTACCGCGATGACTTGCGCAAGGACGACGCCTGGCGCGATGCCAAAAAAGGGGCGAGTGATCCGGTCGTGTGGGCTTCGCAGTACGAGCTGGACTACTCCGCTTCCATCGAGGGCGTCATCATTCCTCAGGAGTGGGTGCAGTCCGCGGTCGATGCCGATAAGAAGCTCAAACTCACACCCACGGGCGTGCGCCGTGGGGCCTTGGATGTGGCGGACGAGGGGCGGGACCTCAACTGCTTTGCAGCCCGCCATGGCATGTCGGTGCTTGCGTGTGAGGTGTGGAGTGGCAAGAACTCCGACATCTTCGCCACTACAGAGCGCGCCTTCCAGCTGTGCGATGACTTGAATCTCGACGGCTTCGACTACGACGCGGACGGCTTAGGTGCCGGGGTGCGCGGGGATGCCAAGCGGATTCTCGCCCGGCGCAAGGCAGCCCTTCAGTTGCGTTCGGTGCGGGTGCAGGACTTCAGAGGATCGGCGGCCGTATTCGAGCCTGAGCGGCTGGTGCCAGGCACTGACGTCAAGGCCAAGGACCGCTATCAGAACGCTAAGGCGCAGGCGTACTTCCACCTGCGCGACCTCTTTCGCAATACGCACGGTGCGGTTGCCGGCGGGGAGTATGATCCGGACAGCCTCATCAGCCTGTCGAGCGCGATCCCAGATGTGCAAAAGCTCTGCATCGAATTGTCGCAGCCGCAGTGGAAGACATCGGCGAGCGGCAAGGTCGTGGTGGACAAAATGCCCGACGGCTCCCTGTCTCCCAACCGGGCCGACGCACTGATGATCCTGTTCGCACCGCGATGGCGTCCGATACGCATCAGCGACGCGCTGCTGGACTCTGAACCGGAGGACGCATGAACGCCATGATCTACGCGATCTTCATCTGCATGCCCGTCAATTCGACGCAAGCTTATTGCACCGCTTCTGGGTCGCTGCAGTACGCCTCTGCGCAGGACTGCAAAACTCAAATCGCCGCGATGTACACGCAGAACCCTGGGGGCGGGACGCTGCGCGACGGGCGCATCTACACGACCGGCGGCGCGTGGATCGAGTGTCAAGGCAAGCCGACCTGGGCGCCGGTGCAGTAATGAAAATGTGCATAATTGCGACGCCACCTAGTGGTGTATCGGCTGAAACATTTTCGGCTGACAGCGGTTTAGTCGTCGCGCAGACATGCGGAATGGAACACTGGTCGATACATGAGGCCAGTTCTAACGCGCTTTTGGGGATCATTCCGAAAACATGGTCGTTGAAATGGGAGTATGAAAAGGACGCATGAAACTCCCCACCCACTCGATCAGCTTCACCAAAATCCATCACTGGTCGGACTGGATCGCGTGGGCAATTGTGGCGCTGATCGGCGGCTGGCTGCTCGCTTGCATCGCGCTTAACTACATGGGGCCCGTGGGGCTCTCATGACCCTCAAGCGCCAATCTGCGCCGAAGCCTATGAAGGTTTCCAATGCGCTCCTGGCGCAGGACTCACCAACTCCGCTGCCCGCCCACGGCTATCGCAGCCGCCCGCTCACACTCCCGCGCGTGCCCTTCACGGTGCGGCGTCAAAAGGTCGAACGAGCCAGCACCGTCATTGCGATGGACGACTCAGGCGGCATGCCCTACGGCGGCTTCCTCAACACGGGCGGGGTCGGCTTCGAGCTGTTCTTCCCGGGCTATCCGTACTTGGCCATGCTCGCGCAGCGTTCGGAGTTCCGCCAGCCCGTGGAGACGCACGCCAAGGACATGACGCGCGAGTGGATCGAGTTCAAGAGCACCGGCAAGAAAGGCGAGGGAGACAAGCTCGCCGACATCGAGCTGCGCTTCGACGAACTCAACGTGCAGGACATCTTCCGCCGCGCACTGCTGCATGACGGCTACTTCGGGCTCGGACACGTGTTCGTGCAGATGGACAAGGGCTCCCACGAAGACCCGCTGACTCTCGAGGGGATCGAGAAAGGCACGCTCAAAGGCTTCGTGAACATCGAGCCCATGTGGACAACGCCTCTCACGTGGAACGCGAATGACCCGACGGCGCCGAACTTCTACAAGCCTGAGAGCTGGATGGTGCTCGGGCGCGAGACGCATCAGAGCAGGCTGCTGCGCTTTGTCTCGCACGAGATCCCGGACATACTCAAGCCCGCCTTTAACTTCGGCGGCGTGTCCCTGTCGCAGCTGATCGAGCCGTACGTGGATCGGTGGCTGAAGACTGTTGGCAGCGTCAACAAGCTCATCAGCAACTTCTCGATCATCAACCTGCAGACGGATATGTCGGCCGTGCTCCAGGGTGAAACTGACTCCGAACTGCTCAAGCGCATCAAGCTCTTTGCCCGCGACCGTGACAACCAGGGCGTCTTCCTCACCGACAAGGACCGCGAGCTTCTGGAGCAGCTCACCGTATCACTCGCCGGGCTCTCGGAACTGCAGGCCCAGGCTCAGGAGCACATGGCAGCCCCGACCCATCTGCCGCTCGTGGTGCTGACCGGCATTACCCCGTCTGGCCTCTCCGCCTCGAGCGAAGGGGAGATCGAGGTCTATCACGACTGGAACCGCAGCGAGCAGGGCGCGGTGATGCGCGACAACGTCAAGACCGTGTTGGACATCGTGCAGATGGACCTCTATGGCGAAGTTGATCCCTCGATCACGTTCGACTTCCACCCGATCAAACAGATCACTGGCCGGGCGCGCGCGGAGATCAAGAATTACGAAGCCACGGCCGCCACGGCGTACGTGGATATGGGCGCGCTCAGGCCCGAGGAAGTGCGCGAGAAACTAGCTCGCGATCCTGACAGCGGGTACTCCAGTATTGATGTTAACGATGTGCCGGAGCCACCTGAAGAACAGGACGTCACCGCTGGAGAGTCCGATGACGATAAGCGCGACGCGGCCTGAGTGCGTCCTGCGTCCGGTGCATCCGAACGCCGGCATCGAGGCGGCCTATCGCAAGCGCCTGCAGGAGATGGCCCGCCGCATGGCCGCTGACATTCTGCGCAAGCTCGCCACGCACTACCGCCCTGCTGCAGAGCGTCTGGCGCAGGACGATGACCCGATCGTGACGCTGCGCAGAATGCTGCGGATGTGGGGTATTGCCTGGCAGAAGCGTTTCGATGACATGGCCAAGGACATCGCCGCGAGTTTCGCCGGGCAATCGCAGCGCTATACCGATGCGGCGATCCGCAGGCGCATGCGCGAGGCAGGATTTACCGTGCGCTTCCGTCCCACCGAACGCATGGTGAGCGCGTACCGTGCCGTTGTGGCCGAGAACGTGGCATTGATCAAGTCGGTACCGCAGGAGTTCGCCAAGGACGTGCAGAGCGCGGTGTGGCGCTCGGTTATGAAGGGCGGCGCGATGGGCGAACTATCTACCGAGATCCGCAAGAAGTACGGCGTGACCTATCGACGGGCGGCCTTTATCAGCCGGGACCAGGTGGCCAAATCAAAGGCAGTGCTGGAGAACGCGCGGCGGGCCGAGATCGGAATTGTGGAGGCTCAGTGGCAACACTCGAATGCCGGGAAGGTGCCGCGGCCGTCACACGTCAAGGCTGGCCGCGACAAGGTACGGTTCAAAATAGCTGACGGCTGGTATGACCCAGACGAGGGGAAAAGAATCCAACCAGGGGAATTGATCAATTGCCGCTGCACGTCGCGCTCTGTGATCCCAGGTCTCCTGCGTGCTTAAGGAGTTCACTATGTTCCGCCGAATCCTGATCGCCCTCATGCTGTTTGCGACAGCCGCTCAGGCGCAGCTGATGAATCCGGTGCCGACGCCGGTGCTGTTGGCTGGCTACACCATCGCGACGCTCCCAAACTGCAACGGCGCCGCTAAGGGCCTTATGGTTTACGTGACCAATGGAGTCGCCTCGCCAGTGTATTTGGCTGCCGTCTCCACCACCGGAGCCTCTTACGACAAGGTTTTTTGCAACGGCACCAACTGGGTTTACGACTGATGCTTGATCCTCGCACCGTCGTCTGTTATTGAGCGGACCATGCCGGCACTGTTCACCAACAAGCTCCCCGGTGCCGAAGTGGTCTTGAGCTTCAGTGCCGTGCAGTGGCTGCCCGCAGGCGTCACTCTGACCGGCACCCCGACCGTCACTGCGTCGGTGGCCGATGGGGATGACCCGAGCCCGACCAGTGTGCTGAACGGCCCAGCAGTGCTCGATGTAACGAACACACTGGTGCTGCAGCCGGTGAAGGCCGGCCTCGCGAGCGTCTACTACTTGTTCGATGTACAGTGCGCCTCGTCCAGTGATGATTGGAGCTTTGAGACGCAGGGCATTTTGCCCGTGGGGTACTGATGGACGCTATGCCAGCCAAGCCGGTCACGATCCAACTCAAGCGCACCGTGCAGATCGTGCCTGGCGTGCACAACCGCATCATCTGGACGAACGCCGTCAACGGGGATTTTATCGGCGAGGTCGCGCTGGCGGTTGGCAACCCCGAACACGCCATGCTGCTCGCGCAGGATATTGTTGCATGGGTTGCCGAAGCTACGCGCTCTGTGGCGCCTATGAACTCCGCAGTACTCGATCAACTCAATTGGCGCGGTCAGCGCCGGATGTAGGAGACCGCTTCCATGCCCATGTCAACTTTCATCGAGACCGCCGCAGAACTGAACGCGCTGTTCTGTGCGGTATTCACTGGCACCTGGGCGACCGTCGCCCTTAACGCCACGAGCTCGCCGGCCACCAATCTCTACATCTCGCTCCACAACGCCGACCCCGGGGATGGCGGATCGCAGACCACGAGCGAAACCGCATACACGAACTACGCGCGAATCGCAGTGGCGCGCACGACGGGCGGATTTACGGTAACGACGGGTTCAGGCACGACGCCGAGCAATGTGACCAACGCCGGTGCGATCTCGTTCGCTGCGTGTGGCGCGACTGGCGACACGCTGACGCACTTCGGCGTCGGGCTCTCATCCTCGGGCACCGGCACGCTGCTTGCCTACGGTCCTCTCGGCGCGGTGGCCGGCCCCTCCGTAGAGTGGACCTCGACGCTCGCCTCTCCGGCCGTGTTCACCTGCCCGGGCTACACCCCGACGCTTAATGATCGCGTGTCGCTCTACCCACAACCGCAGTCCGGCTCTCTCTCGCTCATCCCCGCGGCGTTCACCATCGGCACGCTCTACTACGCCGTTTCCGTCTCGGGCACCACGTGCCAGTTGTCCGCGACCTCGAGCGGCACCGGCATCAACGGCGCCACGGCAGGCAGCGGCATCCTGTACAAACAGTCCCCGCTCATCGTCAGCTCTGGCATCACGCCGAGCGTCGCCGCCAACCAACTCGCGTACTACAAGTCCTGAGGAGTAGCCATGGAACCCGTCACCTGGAACTACGACGACACCGACACGATGCTTATCGGCCCGAGTCAGAAGCTCACGATTCCGCACAAGGGCGAGCACCACGTGGCGCAGTACAAGGGGCACAAGCTGCGCATCCTGCGCGTTGTGAAGCCGCTGTACCCGGACGAGGCGCACAGCGAGCTGGTGCAGAGCTGGCAGGGTGAAGTTGACGGCAAGCCGGTCGACGGCATGACGGCTGATCATTCCAACCCGATCGCAGACGCACTGGTTGCGCACGTCGACGCGCTGGCGTAAAGGGGAAAATTCAATGCTTGGTTATAACGGCACTCTCTTCACCCTCAGCGGCCCGGGCCCCACGCTCACCGCTGCGGCCGCTGCCTCTATGCTGGTGGCCGCGACGCCAGCTGCCGGCCAGTTGCGCGCGCCGCTCCCCGCTCTGTCATTGCGGGTGGGAACACAGTTCCACTTCAAGGCGCGCGGCCTCATATCCTGCGCCGTCACGACCCCGGG